TTCTTTGTAATTGCTCAACGATAGGATCACCTACACCGGTTGAATCCACAAACGCTGGAGTCACACCAATCAATGTCGTAATCTTTGCCAATGTTTGCGACCAATCCGCTTGGAATCGGTCAACATATGCAACGCAGTTCATCGCATCCAAACCGACAATGACGGTGTAATCCGAATACTTTGCCAAATCTATTCCCCAAGCAACAACACTTTTGTTGGTAACCGGCTTGTAGCAACTACGAATCGCATCAATTCCAAATGGGTTTGTCTTGTCATCCGCTGGTTCTGCAAGATACAACTCATTGAAGACATGAAGTGGGAGATCTCGTTTCGCTTGTTCAACCTCCTCCAGTTTGAGAATCCCTTCCTTGACCGCATCATATGCAGTTATCTTAAAATATCGGTAGTCACTCTCACCGCTTCTCGCCCTTTCCCCTAACTTGTAGAACCAATTCTTCTTCCCTTTGACATTCCCAATCAACTTGCATTTGCCTTGTGTGGCAGTTAGGGTTGAACGCATCGCATACCAACTCTCCTCACGCATCCTTGATGCCTCATCAATCACGGCAGCATAGACATCATCACCATACAAGTTATCCGGCTTCTCACCTGATTTGAATTCTATCCTTGCACCCGTTGGAAGAGTGAGCAAAAGTTTTGTTTCATTACTGATGAAGAAGTTCTTGTCCGTGACTTGTGACTTCATCCTTCGGAATGCAATCTCCGCTTGTTGGTATACCGGAGCAACCCACCAAACCGATTGGTTGTCCTTGCACTTCAACGCTTGTTCAAATAACCATATGATATGACTTGCCGTCTTTCCCGTCTTTGTAGACGCAGCAGTGATAGTAAAACGAGCATCACAATCAAGGATGTGTTTTTGGTAACTCGTGACATATGGTCTTTGATAGGTTATTTGCATAAACTTTGGTAAACACTCAATCGTGTTAGGTTGTGCAGTTCAAGGTTGTGGTATGTCTCACAATAGATGCGATTTGATTCGCCCATTGATTGTCTCACCGAATGACCAGCATCAATCAACTTCTCAATGGATGCCTTCCAGTTGTTTTGAGTTGCAAAGATTACACCATCATTTCCCGTGTGGTATAAGTATGGGTAAACTGCCGAACAGATAATGGGCAAAGAATAGGCAGCGGCTTCCACAATCTTCAACTCCGATTTGCAGTTGTTGAAGTGGTTGTCCTGAAGGGGTGCAAGTACAAAATCAAAATGCTTGTAAACCTCGCCATACTCAAACACCGAAGTGCCTTGAACGATGTTGGCTTTTGGAATCAGTTTGACGATGTTGTTCCAGTGATCACTCGGAGTGTATCCGCAAATGTAGAAATCCACATCCATTGAATTAATGTCATCAGCAATGAGCTTCAAATCCTCCTCGTGTGTGATTCCACCAACCCATCCTATTTTCACTCTCTCGTTCTTCTCCTTTGGTTGCTTCCATTGGTTGTGAGATGTATCCAGGCAGTTTGGCACAATGTAGACATTCTCATTGATTGTCCTCACCTCATTGGCGAGTTTTTGAGTTGTGCAGAATACCGCATCCGCATAGTTGATGGCATCCTTGATGGAGTTCTTGATCCCTTTGCGATATGCCCAATATGCAGGGTTGTATTTTGGAAGTACCCAATAATCATCCACATCAATCACATAAGGCTTCCCGGCATCTGTGATGCGTTTTAAGACATCGTACTGGTTCTTTCCAAGCCATCGTGAGAACACAATCACATCGTAGGGTGCAAGGTCAACCGTCATCCACTCGGCTTGTGATTGGCAAACATCAACCTCCGCTTCTCCGTTTATTTGCATTCTCAAATGTGGTGCGTAGATGCGATGGTAAACCACACCATTGATTCCGTCTGTTAGTATTAAAAGTTTCATAGGGTATTAAGTAAGTAATTAAAGCCTTGATTCGTTAGATAGTCAAAGCCATTGTTTACGGGGATAACATTCGGTGAGTGAACGCATACCTCAAGCAATCGTTTTACCTTCATTTGCTCTGCGATTGCGTAGGTGCTTGACTGATTCCCAATAAACGCCTTGCAACTGCCGACAATCGTTGCCAACATCAAAGCATCCTGACATTTCAATAGTTCACAATCCAACTGCCATCTCTCGGTGAATGTGATGTATTCGGATTCGTATCCAAAGAAAACACACTTGTGTTCCTTGAGTGGGAAATAGTTGATGTCGTGGTTGCGATAACGGGCAGAGAAGTTCAAAAGAATCGTGTCCGCAAAGTATGGAATAGGTTCACTCGCTTCAATGCAAGGTTCGTGAAGGTCTGTGATTAATTCGGGATACACAAGGAAATGATTCCGTCTTAAATCACCAGCAGCGAGATTTAACCCGTGCCGCCTGAACTTATCAAAGTCATACCCCATATCAATATGCGAGTGCATCTCGACCTTTCTAATGTACGATTGATGCTCAAGCAATGGTTTGATATATTCGTATGAGTTTAAGTTCATACAGTATCCACCGCTTGGATGACCGGAAACAGTATTCTGCTCACGGAATCCAATGTGGAAATCTACCGCACCGTGTAACTCTGCAACTCGCTTGGTTGCCGTGAGTGAATAGATTAAATCACCAAGATGACCGGATTGAATTACTCTCATTCGTTCGGAGTTACTGGGATGGGCATCCAATATGCCACATCAATAATTGCATTGGTGTACTCATCAACCCAAAGGTCATCAAAGTACCTTGCCAAAGTTATTCTTGCATCCGTAGTGTAAACCACTTGGATGTCTTCATCTTGTGGTGGGAGTTTGTCCTCACCTCTCCAACTTGCTCTCATCTAAATTCAAAGTTATTGTGAAATTTTTTGATTCTATCGTTTGGTCAATTGTTTCTTTTGGTTTGCCTTGTGATCGTGTCAGTAACATCTCCAAGTTGAACAGAGAGTTCTTGTCGTGTCCCTTCAGCAATGCACCAGCAATGGTTCTTTCCATTATCGTGTATTCCTCTCCCTTGTCTATCTTCTCAAGTTCTTTGCGTGATAGTGACAACATTGACAACATCGTATCTTCAACCTGTGATTTGGTGTATCCAATCTCCTTCATTTGTGTGATGAGTTTCTTTGGTCTTCCGTTGCCAATTCTTCTCTCATCCTCTCCCGGCTTGAATGGTTTTAAGTTCTGCTCGTTCGCCATAGTTTTCTCATTTATCTCACATTTTCATTTTCTCTTGATGCTTCTCTTTCAAGAACTCCTTGTATTGTTTCTTGTCACCATATTTGATGTGACATTCTCTGCACAATGCTTGTAAATTCTCAATCACATCCTTTGTCTTTGTCCCTCCCATTTGTCTTGGTTCAATGTGATGGATGTCCACGGCAGTTTTGCCACACACCTCACAAGGAATGAAGTCACTTATGTCATAACCGAAATGATTGAGATAGTGCATTGTGTGTTTTTTCATACCTCCAAATTATACTCATTCAGCAATTGGTGAAGTTTATCTCTTGTCTGTTGCAATGCTTTGTAAGTATCCTCGCTTTGGTTATCCGGTGCATACTTAATCAATCCTCTCAAGTGCTGGTCTAAATAGTAAGCAACCAACGAGAACTTGTATCCGTTGACTGCCATATCAAACTCCGCTCGTTCTTCAGTTAAATCAAACTCAAGGATTGCTTTCATTGCTTACCTCCTTGTATTTTATCACGCATCCATTTTGCCCCTTCTTCCCACCCGTCATTATACAGTTCTTGAATTGGTGCATTTGAAGAAAACTTACTATCATTTATCTCCTCATCACTTAATAGTTCAATATGGTTTTGAGTTTTTAGAATATCCTCAAATGTCAAAATGTGTTCGTATAAATCAATATCTATACAAATTTCAAGCATTTCCCTTACTTGTTCTTCTGTGTATAGTTTGAATGCCGTTTGTTGTTTATTGCTCATTCTTTCTCCTCCTCTTTGGTTTCTGCTCATCATCGGCAAGTTGTGCTTTGGTGATGGCTTCTTGTTGTTGGTTTGCCCAAATCAAAAGTGAGTGCAAGGCTTCGGTTACACAAGTACTGCAATTCGGCAAGTTCCTTCCGAAGATTTCACGGTGGACATTGTTCAGGATTGCACCTTGTTCAGGTGTTGGGTTGAACACTTGTGTTTTCTTCCAGTTGTCGTACAACGGTTGGAGTGATAGTATGAATTCAATATTGCTCATAGTTGATTAATTTCTTGTGCAACGCTACCCCAATAAGTTTGAGAAGTGCGTGTAAATTTTTGTGATGCAATGTAATTCATTATGTGATTGGCACAATGTGACTTTCTTTGATTCCAAGTTAGATTGGAAATAATGAAACTGTCATTCATAACCGACATTGCCATTGCTTTTGGTGTTTTGGGTAAAAATGTTTTATTGCTCATAGTTTTGTTTCTAATAGTGCGACAATCACGGTGGCGATGGATGCATAAAGTATCCCCACCCAACCGTAGGTGTATAAGAAAAAGGACAAGCCCAACCACCAAGACAAGCAGAACGC